GTTTGAAAATACTGGTGATTCATAAGCACATAAACAGTTTTATTAGCACACTTCTCCCAATCTTCACCTACTTGACCATGCTCACGATGATACTTGCCTGACAATACTTTAATAACCTCAGGATCGAGTAATTTACGATTTTCTGGTGATAATTCTAGCACCATACAAGCCCCAGTTTCTTCACCCCATTGAGCGTAGATCATAGGCATATTGCCACTAAAGTGTAGAGGAAGAAATTTATCTTGATTCATAAACTCTACTAAGCAGTCTTCAGCAGTTAGGTCTTCCGCACTAAGGTTATAATATTCAAGACGGTAAAACTGATTATAGTTCTCACTGAACGTCTTGACCAAAGGTTGAAGGTAGTCAACATATTTATTTAAGTTATTCATAATTTTACTCCGATTAGTTAGTTACTTATATATAAAGTATAGGGGGCATCATAAAACATCACTAATACATTAATTTGAAAAACAGCGTGACCCACCACGGTAAAAGGACAATGAGCCACGCTGAAAAATTAATTAGCAATATTCTTCTCGAGATTATCGAGGTCTGACCAAACTTTAGTAAGCATGATGTCATGAATGTGATACACATCTAAGTCATACTCCTCTATAAGTTCTATATATTTACTTTTAGCATCTGCCATGTCGACAAGGTGCTCCCTGATTTTTTCAAGAGTGAGCAACTGGGCTTCTCTTGTAAGATTTTCAAACTCTTCGTTCATAATGTTACCTCGTTAGTTATTATTATTAAGTATAGTAATGATGTATTACCATCACTAATAGAATAATAGGACTACTCATGCCAACTTGTGGGGTCAAGTAAATCATCTACACCTACGCTACCCCACATATCAACACCGAGCATAGTATAAATATGCATCAACTTATGGCGTACCTCATATTCTACACTCCTCACTATTTCATCGTAGACCTGTTCTTCAGGTGTGTTTTCTTTATATACTAAAAAACGAGTGCCAGAATCTATCTTCCAGCCCTCATTTTTAAGTTCCTCGGCACTCATATTTTCTTCATTACTCATGTTTCCCTCGTTAGTAATTATTTATTATTTATAAAGTATAGTAATGATCATAAAACATCACTAATAGATAAAAAAGAAAAAGCCCAGCGATCCTGCTAGGCTTTCTCAGGGGATATAAAGATTTAGGCAAGGACCATAAACCCTTTATCAAGGTCATACTTGATATCACGAGCGTCAACTAATCTAGACGCTAGTGCTTCCTCAACGGTTTTACCGTTAAGCTCTTTCTGACGGTGGATATTTTGGTCAGACCTTGGAGTCTTCTCAAAGTTTGCCTTTAGTACGGCATTTAAGTCAAGACCACCAGACCTAACATTTGCCTTAGTTGCCTGAGCGACAGACGCAAGACTTTTAGTAGGTGTGATAGTTACCGTTTTAGATGCCACAGCTTTTTTAGATGTGGACTTTTTTGTAGTAGCAGATTTTGCCATTTTACCCTCCTCGGATAATTACAGGTCAATATAATTATTAACCTTACAGATAGTATAGTTAGAATAAAGTAAAAGTAAATACATGATGTAATTATTGTGACTCTTCATTTTCGTATTTTCTTTTCGTCTACTTCACCGACCTTACGATCATAGTAGTCGTACACTTGTACATCGCCACGTGCCCGACCCAACCTATCATCATATTGTGTTTATCTTTCATGAGCCAACCGCCCATACGAGCAGAGGAGTGATCAACATGAGGCACTTTAGTATAGTTCTTACCCGCTTTATCACGGAACAACGCCACCGCTTCCTCAAAGTTCTTTTTCTCAAATAAGCTCATTTTACCACCATGCCTCCATTATACATTTATTTTCCGCAGCTACCTCAAACACTAACGCTAAATCTTCTAGTTCTTTTACATAGTAACCACCATACTCAGCTTCTAACACAACGTCTTTTGCTTGCAGAGAAGGGTTGTCTTCATGCAGTATTTCTAAGTAGTTCCGTATAAGTTTACCGTACAACTCTAAAGTATCGCTCTGTATGTGTTCTCCTGGTTCAATATGCCAAGTATGCTCGACACAGTCAGGGTTATGCATCTCCATGAGCCACGTAACAAAGTTCTCATACACTCCGCCCCTGAACGAACCGTTACCGTGACCACTAAACATACCACCGCACAGACTTGCATTTTCTAAGCGTTTATCTTTAAACTCTTTATCTTTGTCATTAGCATGTAATATAAAACAATCTAAACCCATAATTACCTCCCAATATATTTAATATCTTTTTTAGGGATCACCTGATACGCTCCCTTATTATACGCAGGGGCTATCGTGTATTGACTACTGATGCGCCTACGCTCCTCAGGTGTAAGTTCTTTACCTTTCATAAGTTACTCCTTTATTTTTTTATTTTTAATATAAGCTTTTGCTTGTCGCAAAGAATTAAATTCCAAGCCGTCTAGAAAAATACGGTAATGACCGTACTCGTTTTTTTCGTATTTGAGCCCGTATCTATCTAGTCTTTTTTCGAAATGTTTATGTTTATTATTTTTCACTTTTGTCCACCTTTATTAATAACTAAAGTATAAAACCCATCAATATGCTTCCCTACCATAGCTCTTATTAATCGTTATCTTGTAAGGCAGAAGGACTTAGCCAACCAGAAAAGTGTTCAGCTTCATCCTCAAAGTACCATTTAAGTTGTATATGTTCAGTATTTTTAAAAGGTGCGTTCCGTATCGGATTAAATAGATATTGAAGTAAGGCAGCATATACAGGTATAGGTTCAGCCCATGCTGTATAAAATGTATAGGTAATACAATCATCATCTATCTCAAAAGTAGCATCAATGCTGTTCCATTTAGTACCCCAGTTGTCTATAGCCCAGTCATACCACCAAAGAAAGTTATGCTCTCTAATATATCTACTAAGAGTAAACTCATCTATACAGTTGTCTTTTACCCACTCTGTAGAAGGATATTCTTGACCAGACTCTTCTAGTTTTTTCCTAGAGTAATAGTAATTCTTACCTTCAACTTTTGGGTACTTGATAAAGATTTGCTGAGTATCTGCTAACTCATCAGGCATTTTAATTAACGAGTTAAAATCAAAACAATTTTCAGTCGAATAGTTTCTAAGATGTTCTTTAATTTTACTTATGTTTTTTGAATCAGCGGTAATTGTTACCACGTTTTTGCAAAGATTTGCCATATGTGTCTCCTTTTATTAGTTATAAATAAGTATAAGTTTGATGTAAATGTATCCCTACTGATTATGTAAATCTTCAACCCTTTTCTTTAACATTGCTATAAATTTTATTATTGCACTCTTTTTTCGGTCTTTATTAAATGCTTTTTCATGGTAGTTTGGACCATAGTAGAATTCTAGTCCTTTATGTATTTGATTAGAATGAGACGAACCGTCTGTATAACGAGCTTCTGGTAAATCTTCATAAATACACTTTTCAATATAATAATCACTTTCATATGTATATGGTGCTAAATCTATAACTTCTAAACAGTTTTTTGACTCAACAATATCTACATTGCACTTACCATAATACCCTTCGTGCCATTTACCAGCCTCAGAAAAAATACTTTCTGCGGGAGTAGGTCTTTTACGCTCATCTAATCTAGTTAATCTACTACACTGATCACTACAATACAATGTTTGACTACCTGTAAGTTCATTATCACAAACCACACACTTAAATTTTTTATTTTCTTGACGTAGTTTAGCTAATTCTTTATCTAATTTAGCAATACGCTTTACTTGTTTTTCTTTTTCTCGTTCTACCTTTTTTATTTCTCTTTTCTTGTACCTTTCTTGTTTTTCTTTATAAGCATCATACCGTCTTTCTTCTTCACGACATTTAGGTGTACAATATTTACGTTTATGACCACCAAAATTATCTCCGCACCATTCACACTCATACGGTCTATCGGTTTTATCTTCTAATAGTGGATATTGTAGTACGAAGTTAGTCATTGGCTCTCAGTGGTAAATTAACTCTTTTTTAAGGAGTAACACCACTCCCGCACGACTCAGAGTGTCACACACATTTACCTCGATCTACGACACCTGAGAGCACGCACCGTTTCGGATGTCGTGCAAACGCTTTAGTCTTCGTACTTGATGTCATCTTTTAATGTACCGTCTTTACTAACTATATAAGAGTGAGCACCTTCGCTTTCTTTTTTAAACTCTCGTAGAAGAAAGTCTTGGTTAGCTTCAAAGTATTCGCTTTTATCTAGAACTTCATGTTCACCATACGATTCTTTTTCAAGTAAATATGCTTGATACATATTATCTAAAAATACCTCGTAAGGTCTACGGTCATCTTTCCATGAGTAGCTATACTCTTTCATCAATTTTTTAATATCCATAATATCTCCTAATTACTTACTAATATATTATTTTAGAAGTAAAGTAGAGTAAAGTAGATTAATAGGATTAGTTAGAGTCTTCGTATTCGCCTTCTATCACTTTTCCTGCAGGTAAAATACCATCAGTTTGGTAATACAGTTCTTTCATTCTCTCCAGTACTTCTTCTTTTGACATCGTGTCTACTCTGTTCACAGTAAGTTCAGATCTTGTAACATACAAACCTGCTGCCTTACCTCTTGCTACTTCCGCAGTCACCGCAGCAGACCACGCACCATTACGCACAGCACCTTCACGGATATCTTTTAAATCTTCTAAATGGTTTTTAAGAGTAAGAACAGCTTTATCTGCAGCTTTTGTTTGTAGTTCATTAATTCTTTTTTGAACCACTGGGTTAGCTTTACTCGTTAATACCGTGCCAGCACGGTCAGCGTTCTTTTCACTATAACCTGCTTGTTTTGCAGCTTCGGTCTTTTTCATACCTTTCGCTACATTTTGAGCAAACTTCTCCTGTTTTGGTGTAAGTTTTTTACTCAATCAACTCTCCAAACACGCAACACATCAATACCGTCTTCATTTGTTTTACGAGTGGTAAACTGCTTATTATTTCTACGACTATAGTTACAGATCGCTACTCTAAGTTTTTGAGCTTTTTCTGGGTCATAAAAAATAGTGAAGCTATCGCCTTCCTGCATTTTATGCAAGTTGTATTTATTATTTCTCGGTACTATTTCAGGTATTGGGACATCTGTGTCAAACATTAATGTAAGCCTCGCAGGTTTTCTGTTGGGTCTTCAATTTTAGGAAAAGATTCCCATAGGTGCATATCGCAATCAATGATAACGTCTTCACCTAACGTCATTAAATGCATACAGACTCTCATGTGGGCTTCACACTTTTTACCTGCTTTATGTTCATGAACAAGTAATGGTGATATTGGCCAAACAACCTCATCAAGACTATCAAAACCTAAGTGTTTTATTTCTTTTTCTAAATGCTCACGCAAACCTTCTACATCAACTCTACGGTTGTACCCGTGTTTCTCTGCAAGTTTGTTTATAACCTCAAGGTCAACAAACTTAATCATTCTAACATCTTCTCTCGACATATTTACTCCTTCCAGTAATATTGTTCAAGGGGATCATCCCCGTAAACGTGGTTAGTATCATAACCCATAACTAAAATCCAGTCAGGGTTCTCCACATCGTCAACTAAAAAACACCAAGCTTCTACATCCTGCTTATTACCGCATTTAGTAGGTATGATGTCTGTAGCTGCAATGACTTTTTCATCATTAGAACCATGGTACACGTACCAATAAGGCTCAACAACTTCAGGTTTAATATCTGTCATATCGACTCCTTAATTTAAAACTATACTTTAGTTTACTTCTAAAACAAAATAAATATATGATCTTATTATTGCTAAGTATCTTTACACCTTTGTCGAAGCTCTGTAGAAGAGAAGCTGTGTTTTCTTTTATTAAAGTAACATTTATCTTTACATAGTTCTTTGCCTGTAAAATCAATGTTTTTATATTCTTCTCCAATAATTCTAATGTCCCACGGATAACAATCGAGTATATCAATAACATTTTCTTCTGTATCATAGACAAAAGTTTTATCAACAAATCTACAAGCATCGATTTGAATTTGCCTTTCTAAAATATTTTGCACAGGAGTATTTTTCTCTGGTCTATCTATACTTGGGTCGCTTTGTATAAAAACTGTTAAATGATCACATGCATTATATGCCTCTTCTAACATCAATACATGACCTGCATGAAATAAATCAAACGTTCCAAAAGTGATGCCTTTAATCATCTTTAGGACCTTTTAACCAAAACACAAGTAAATATCTATCGCCTTCACCTACAGCTAGACCACGGTGCAGATGCGTAAAACTAGGGAAAAATAAAGCGTGACCACGAGGTAACGGTTCAACAACACCACGGTTAAAAAACTCTGTGCCCCCACCTTCGTAATCACCAGTGTTTAAGGGGACTACAACACTAATGTCAGCACTTGAGTCATGATGCCAAGCTCCCTGTTTTTTATTTTCTAAGTTGTAGTTCGCTATCTGTATACTGCTGGCTGACTCAATATATCTTTGCCAGACTGACATAAATATAGGGTTTAATACATTGAGTGCTACGCCAAGCATCGAGTTATATAACTCAGGGCATCTTTCTGCTAAAACTATTTCTGGTATTTGTCTAAGCGTGTCTTCATCTGGGTTCGGTACAAAGTTAAAATGCCTTTTCATATTTTCTATTTCATCTAACATCATGTCACAAAACTCTTCAGTAAACAAGCCTACAGAGTAAACATCGTTACAGTGTACCTTTGGGTAGTTTTGTAAAACATTCTTGATGCCCTCTTTACCTTCGCTATCTGCGAATTTTTGTATAGATTCTTGTGAGTCTTTTACCAAAGTAAGAGTGGTCTGGTTTAGCATCCACTCAGCTTTAATCGTAAGTAAAAAGTTTTTAACTAGATATGGTGGGGTTGTAGGGCTACGCACTATACGGTCCACCAGTTTTTCATACGGTTATAGGGGGTAAGTACCTTTTTATAAAGAAAAACGCTCCAAGGGGCTGCATTTAAGTGATAATTTTTGCGTATCCACATTTTATGTCGTATTTTATATCAGCTAGGGTCAAACCCATGTATAATGTTCTATGGGTAAGGACAGATACTTTACTGCCGTCGTAATGTTCTTGACGTTTTTTATTTTTCTCTGATTTAGGTATTTTATCAGTTTTTAAAATCTTAGCGTCAGGGCTAAGGATTATGCTATCTCTTTCTTTAGTCACTACTTTTTTAGGTTTAGGTTTAGGTGTAGTTGTATCCCCTAGTTTATGTTCTAAAAAGCTGTTTGAGTAGTCTTCTTCCTTAACTTCTCTAGCTAGTGGTAACAAAAGTTTCCACAATAATAAAAGCTCTTTTTTCTCATCAACTTTTTCAGTGATATTTATTTTAGCTTTTTTCTTTTTATTATACAGTTGGTGAAGCATAAGCATTTTATCTGGTGTCATCCAAGGAGGACGACTTACATTACTTGGGTCTCTAAACACAGCCGAGCCACCTTTAAGTCTACCAACGTAATATGAATCTGTTCTGACAATGTTTTTGTAGTTTACACCTTGCGGTGTGTCTGCTAAGAATACTATAGCATCTATTTTATTATAAGGTTCCATAACTTTAACTCTAAAGGAGATGTAATTTTATGTAAATGATTGGTCGAAAAAATGCCTGCTGGGTATCGAAACGTTCAACCCAGCAGGACTTTGAGGTAATTATGCTACGTTTGCATATTCAATAGCCTTGTCTACAGCTTTTTGTTTTAAGCTAGCACGACCACCAAACCATGCATTATGTAGCGAAGCGTCACGGTCATAACCCCACTTATGATCGACTACAAAAGTAACAGCATTCATAGCACCCCACCAAGTACCCTTAGATGATTTAAGGTTAGCTCCTGGTTGCTCTTCTAGAGCTTGGTGTACCATAGATGGTATACGTTTAAACTCATCAACCATTGACTGACGAGTAGCTATCGCACGTATATCACTCATTTTTTCTATCTCAGCTTGAGCAGTTAGTAGCTCTGGTTGAAATAGATCTGCTATGTAGTTGACTACGCTGTCAGAGTTATACTGTTTTGTACTGAGGAACTCAGCACTCTCCTTAAACTCATCCATTTTATTACTAGCTAACCCTAGAGCTTCTTCTGCAGCAAAAAATACTTCTGTATCTAATGCTTTAGTATGAGGCATTTTAAAGGAGTTAGCAGTTTTAGTGCTAAGAGCCATAGTCAAAGTGTTATTACAAACCACACGTATAGGTGTGAACCTTATCTCATTAGATTTACCCCACTTGTGTGAGATACTTACTAACAAGTAACCTAGTACACG